AAACCAGTCAGCCGCAAAACAAACAGAAGAAAATACCCAACAACAAACAACTGCTTCTAATAAAAAGACAGAATCAGATAATAAAGCCGGCGAACAAATAAAAACAACTGCTGAAAAAATGTCAGGAGCATTACGAACTGCTACTGGTGCAGTTATTAGTTTTTCAGGTGCATTAGTTTCAGGTGTTGACGGTTTTGACAAATATACTAAAGCAGTATCTGGCTTTGGAGACTCAGCAAAAGAAACTGGTGACGCATTAGGTGGATTTGGTAAGTTTTTAGGTAACGCAGTAAACATATTAGCCGAGTTTACAGTCGTTACAATGAAACAGGCTGATGCACAAAACGAGTTTGCAAAACAAATGAACAGAATGGGTGCTGTTGTTGACACAACTACCCAAGGTTTAGCAGAACAAGCAAGAGCCGCAGGAGCAAGTGCAGGTGACTTACAAGAATTAGCCGTAATTATTACTCAAAGTTCTCAAGCATTAGCATCGTTTGGTGCAGGTACTTCTGAGGGTACAGCAAAAATGTTGGAAGTCTTCAGATTATCTGATGACCAAGAAAGAGAAATGCGTAGATACGGATTAACTCTAAGAGAAGCCCAAGAACAACAAGCATATTATATAGAACTACAAAGAACATCTGGTATTAATATGCAAGCCCAAGAACTGTCTGAAAGACAAGTTCGCACCAGATCATTACAATATGCAAAAACATTAACAACATTATCAGAGTTAACAGGTATTCAAGCCGGTCAACTCAAAGAAGAACAAGCCGCAGTCCAAGCAGACTTACGTAATAAAATTCGTAATATACGTGATCAAAATGATATTGAAAGACTTAAGAAACAGTTAGACGGCGACATTACTGCTGAAAAGAGAGCATCAATAGAAGCAGAAATAAAAGCAAGAGAACAAGAAGTACAAGTAAGAGTTGATGCTGGTAACCAATTTGCAGGTTTATTAGGCAGAGATATGGCTGCCAAAGTGATGAATGTTATTGGCACTGGAGCATTTGACGAGAATACAAAAGAACTAGCAAACTTAGGTCTTAATGCCGCAGAACTTAAAGAAAGATTTGCAGGCTTGACTGCTGGTTCAGACGAATACAGACAAGCAGTTGCCGAAACAACAGGTGAACTCGTAGGTGGTGTCAGACGAAACGTAGATAGGTTCGGTAAGTCTATGGAACTTGCCGCCAACGCAAGTGAGATCGGCGCCGCAGTAGGCATCAACGAGAGAACAACAGATACAGCCAGACTCTTTGCTTCCCAAGATGAGGCTACGAATAGAGTATTAGAAAGTTTTGATGAAGTAGCAGAATCTACAAAAGAAGGTGCAGATACACAAAAAGATTTGGCTGCCACTCTCCAAGTATTTGAAACCAATGTTAGAACAGCCGCAGACGAGTTTTTAAATCAATTTAATCCGTTTACAGGTGGATTAAGTTTAGCAGGTATTGCTCTTACTGGACTTACCGCGGCTGCCACTTCAGCCGCAATTGCATTAGGAAGTATGTCGCCCGGAGGCGGAGTACTTAGTAATCTATTTGGTGGTGGCACCAAAACTGGCGCCGGCTCAATGGGGTCAAAAGGCACAGCGGCCTTAAAAGGCGCGGGTAGCATGTTTAAAGGCATGGGAAGATTAATACCTGGTGCAGGCGCTCTAATGGCTATTGGTGGCGGTTATATGGCCGCAGAGGATGCAAAAGACGAGGCTGATTTACAACTTAATGAAACATTACTTGATGACAGTGCTACAGAGTATGAAAAAGATTTTGCTCGTAAACAACATGAAATAGACACTACACAAGCCAATAATAAAGGATTAGGTATAGCAGGTGGTGGCGCCGGTGGCGCCCTTGCAGGTGCAGCCGCAGGTGCAGCCTTAGGTTCAGTTGTCCCAATTCTCGGAACAGCAATCGGTGGTATTTTAGGCGCTGCCTTAGGAGCGGCAGGCGGTTCTATGCTTGGAAGTTCGGTAGCAGGAGCCTTATCTCCTGAAGACCTAACAATGTACGGAACAAAGTTAGACAAAGATTCTGAAGAATATAATATGATGTCTGAGGATGAAAGGAAAGAGTATCATAGAATTCAAGACCTAATTGCGGAGCAAACAGCAGAACAAGATAGATTGTCAAAACTCACTTTAGATGAAGCCAAAAAAGATAGAGATGGCCGAGTTCTTTATGAAGAAAAATTCTTTGGTAATAGTAAAGTAGACTTTGACTTGCTCGCCGAAATGAAAGAATCAGGTGAACTAACATCCGACATGCTTGAGGCTATACTGCTGGACAATGATATTAGCAAAGGAACAGAAGACCTCATAAGAAAAGAATTAGACTTACTTAAAAAGAAAGATGCAAAAGACGATGCAAAAGATCAAAAAGATGAAGCAAAAGTAGCAGAAGCAAAAGAAGAAGAAGTAGGCGGCAGAACATTAGACATGTCTTCTGAAAATCTAGCCAAAATATTTGAAGCAGATATAAAAGCAGAAGAAAAAAGAAATGCAGAAAAACAAGCAGAACAACTTGCACTTGCACAAGCAAAAGAAGAATCTGTTACAGAACAAATTACACCTGAAGTCGTTGCTAATGCATTAAAAGAAACAGGAAGTGGCGCGCCTATTCCAGGAGTAGTTGATACAGAACAATTATTAGCAACAACACAAGTTGTTGAAAATATGATAGCAGATGCAGGGCAACTTACAGGTGCACCTGTACTAGAAGAAATCGAAACTACAGCAGAACGTATTCCTATAGATAGTATTTTAGAAGAAGTTAAAGTTTCTTCATCTAAAGTAGCAACTCTTATAGAATCACCTGCAATTAAAAAAGCAGTAACTACTGAGCCAATGAATGAGGCTACAAAGGAATTTATTGCTTGGGCTGATTCAGACGAAGGTAAAGCAGAGATTGCTCAGAACAAAGCAGAACGTGCTGAAAGAATGGCAGAAATGAAAACTTCTGCTGAAAATCAGATGCTATCAAAAGAAGATCAATACCGAGAAATCTTAGCAAGTGGTGAGTATAAAGGTGAAGCCGCTAGTGAAAGTATCCTAGGACAGGCTGAGACATACCTTGCATCTATTGAAGAAACTAAAAAGAGTCGAATGGCTATAGATGAATCTAGTCTTCTAAGTTCACCTCTTGTTGACATTAGTCCAGAACCAACTGAAGAAGAATCTGGTGATGGTATGTCGGCTGAGGAGAAATTTGCCCAAACGGGGAAAGAATATAATGATATGTTAGCAGAAAAGATAGACCTACTAATAGCGGCACAAACAGAGAATAATATGATTGCTAAAGGCATTAAAGATGCGACGGTTGAAGGCGCAGAAGCCTCCCAAAAAATTGCAGTCAACTCGGCAGTTTAACTAAATATATAATATAAAGAGAACCTATACCACATGGCATATACAAAGAAATTTTTAAACAAGAGCGGAGTATCAAGTCCGATATCGGGAGGCAACAGTAATCCTGGGTCTTGGAACGGTGTAGGCGCTTCAGAAGAAGGCTATTCAAATACTGACTTCGGTTACAAAAACTACATGAGTAGACTTCCTGAAGTTTACACAGGACATCCTAACAGAATAGAAAGATACAATCAGTATGAGATGATGGATGTCGATGCTGAGATCAATGCTTGTTTAGATATCATTGCAGAATTCAGCACACAAAAGAATGATCACAATCATACACCATTTAACTTTGAGTTTAGAGATGAACCTACTCCACATGAGATGGACTTATTATCTAAACAGTTACAACAATGGTGTAAGTTAAATGAATTTGATACTCGTATGTTTAAGATGTTCAGAAACGTCATTAAGTATGGAGATCAAGTCTTTGTAAGAGATCCAGAGAACTTTAAACTCTACTGGGTTGACATGGTTAAAGTTATTAAAGTTATTGTTAACGAGAGTGAAGGTAAACTTCCTGAGCAGTATGTTATTAAAGACTTAAACATTAACTTACAGAACTTAACAGTTGCACAAAAAACAAACACAGATTTTGCCGCTAATCCAACAACAGGATTAGGTGGTACTGGTGGCGGTGGTGGAGCAGGTGGAGGCGGATATACAGTCCCATCTATGCCATACAACACATCAGGTAGTAGATTTACATTAGGACAAGCAGAATCAGCAATCGATTCTAATCATGTTGTTCACTTGTCATTAACAGAAGGCTTAGATCGTTTTTGGCCTTTCGGACAATCAATCTTAGAGAACATCTTTAAAGTATATAAACAGAAAGAACTGTTAGAAGATGCTATCTTAATCTATCGTGTACAACGTGCACCAGAACGCAGAATGTTTAAAATTGACGTAGGTAACATGCCTAGTCATTTAGCAATGGCATTCGTAGATAGAATTAAAAACGAAATTCACCAAAGACGTATTCCAAGTATTCATGGTGGTCAGTCTGTAGTTGATGCTACATATAATCCACTATCAATGAATGAAGATTACTTTTTCCCTGTAACAGCAGAAGGTAGAGGATCATCTATCGAAGTTCTCCCAGGTGGACAAAACTTAGGTGAAATTGATGACTTAAAATATTTCAATAATAGATTAGCAAGAGGACTGCGTGTACCTAGTTCATACTTACCCACAGGTCCTGATGACAACACAACACCTCTAAACGATGGTCGTGTTGGTACTGCTATGATACAAGAGTTTAGATTCAATCAGTACTGTGAAAGACTACAGAACTACATCTGTCAAAAACTTGACGATGAATTTAAATTATTCTTGCGTTGGAGAGGATTCAACATTGATACACAGATGTTTGACTTATCATTTAATCCACCGCAAAACTTTGCCGCTTATCGTCAAAGTGAATTAGATACTGCAAGAGTTGGTACTTTTGGAGCAATGGAAGCATTCCCTTACATGTCTAAACGTTTTGCACTAGAAAGATTCTTAGGATTAACAGAAGAAGAAATCAACAAGAATGAAAAACTTTGGGCAGAAGAAAACACTGAAGCACAAGACGCAGATCCATCAGGCTCTGATCTTAGAAACATTGGAGTATCTACCGGAGACTTTGATGCAGATATGGATACTAGTGAAGAAATTGAAGACCAAGAAAACTTAGAAGACTTCGGGGACATGGATGTTGCTGGACCAGTAGGAACGCCAGGTACAGCAACCGGCTCAGTTGAAGGTGCTGGAGAAGTAGGCGGCACTCAAGGCGTCTAGTGAAACTTAAACACATTATTACATGTGGTTGTAGTTTTGGAGATGCTTATACTTCATGGACATGGCCTCACGTATTAGAATCACATATCAAATCATTAGACCCTAACGTAACATTTGACCACAGAGGTATGGGTCATCAAGGTCAAGAACTCATACAAAAGAAAACAACAAATGCTATTGTAGATGCATTAGACGATGGTATTGATCCATCTGAAATAGGTGTCGTTGTTTCTTGGAGTGGCAATGATCGCAAAACTTGGTACATAACAAACAAAGATTATATTAGTGACATCAAAGATCACTGGAGTACGTCTGGTGGAGATATGTGGCATGTACAGTTCTGTGATCTTAAAAACAGTAAAGAAGGTGTGGAAATATTAGAATATAATAATAAAAATGGAAATTATTTTGTTCAATATAATCCTAACGGCGGTTGGTATCACTCTGCATGGAATCATAGAGAACCTAAATTTATCAATGATTATATGATGTTTACTGAACCTGTTACTGACAGAGATTATGATAAACATAACATACACTCATTGCATCTTGCATTAGAAAATATGATTATGTTACAAAATACATGTAAAGTACACGGTATTAAATTTTATCATCAGTATTACATGGATCATACATACAAAGATATTGAAGCATGTAAGGATCACCCTATCATAGAATATCTTTATAAACAATTAGATCAAACGATTAGAGTAAAGCCAGCAATACATGAATATGTTAAACCTTTTGGCATGACAATATCAGAAGAAGATGTGCATCCTAATGAAGAAGGACACAAAAAATACTTTGATGATATTCTAAAACCCTTTTTAGAAGAAAAAAACTTTTTTGAATAAATATTAATATGAAATTATTTGAAATGTTTGATGCGGCAACACCAGGATACCAAGAAGTTGGAGATGACAACTCTAAACCTATATGGAGAACATCTAGGAAAACAAAACTTACATTAAGTCAAATAAGAAAATTACGAAAAATGTTAGATGTTAGAAATTATGAAAAAGCAAAGCATTTGACCAAAGTTAGAAATCAGTACGGGGCAAAACCAGATCCAGAGGCTGGTCCTAGTATTTAATTTCCTCTAGTCAGAAAATCGACGGATTTGTCTATTTTCGCCTCAAATACACCAAAAACGCAAAAAAGTAGTACTTAAATAGTACTTTTTATAACTACGCACTAAATATCTCTACAAAGCCATACTTTATTATATCAGGAGAAAAGTACAATGGAAAACAAGAAATTTGAACAATTAATCGATCTCATTATTAATGAAGACGAAGAACAGGCGAAAGAACTGTTTCACAACATTGTTGTCGAAAAATCAAAAGAAATTTATGAATCAATCATGGAAGAAGAAATGAAAGATTCTGATGACCTCGAAGAGGGCATGGGCGGACAAGTTGGCGATCTTGCTGATGAAGTCCAAGCAGAAGAATCTGGAGTTGCTGAAGATGCTGAAGAAGAAATTGACATTGATTCAGAAGAAGTATTTGACATCGAAGGTGATGATGAAGTAGATGCTACTTTAGACATCGAAGCAAACTCATCTGAAGAAGTAGAAGATGCAGTTGTAAGAATTGAAGACAAACTCGACACATTACTAGACGAGTTTGAAGAACTCATGGCCGACCAAGATGAATTAAAAGGTCGTGATGACGAGATGGATGCAGACTTGCATGACATCGAAGACGAAATTGAAGACCAAGAAGTTGACGTAGACGTTTCTGTTGATGATGAAGAAGTAGTTGCTGAAGCAATTAATCTTCCTAAAGTAACAGCACACATGGGAGACAACGGTGAAAACACTAAGTCCCCTGTAGACGCAAACTCAGGTCAAAAAGGAATGGATTCACACCCAGTCGATTTTGACAAAGGTAGTGATGAAAAAGGACGCCCTGCTCCGACTGCTAAAGACGTAGATGGCGCATCTTCATTCCAAAACGTTCCTGGAAACAACAAAGGACCTAAATTAAGTCCTGCTCCAAAGCCCGTGACATCACAGGCTGAAGGTACGAACACTAAATCTGTAATAGATTAAGGACTGATACAAATGGCTTTGTATCTTAAAGAACACTTATCATTCGACCGTGCTGAAATGATGGTCGAATCGGTGAAAGAAGGTGATTCTAATTTGAAGACTCTTTATATGAAGGGTATCTTCATTCAGGGAGGGGTAAAAAACGCCAATGAACGTGTTTACCCCGTTTCTGAAATCAAAGACGCCGTAGACACACTCAACGGCCAAATACAAGAAGGTAATTCTGTATTAGGTGAAGTTGACCATCCCGATGATTTAAAAATTAATTTAGATCGTGTTTCACATATGATTACTAATATGTGGATGGATGGACCTAATGGCTACGGTAAATTAAAGATTTTACCAACTCCGATGGGTCAGTTAGTTCAGACCATGTTAGAGTCAGGGGTAAAACTCGGAGTATCTAGTAGAGGTAGCGGAAACGTTAACGATTTAGATGGCCGAGTCAGTGATTTTGAAATAATCACTGTAGATATTGTTGCCCAACCAAGTGCTCCTAATGCATATCCTAAAGCAATATACGAAGGTCTTATGAATATGACCAACGGACATAAAGTTTTAGAAGTCGCAAGAGAAGCAAGAGGCAATAAACAAGTAGAACGGTTTTTGAAGGACGAGGTAACTCGTCTTATCAAAGATTTAAAAATCGACTAAAAATAGAGGGGAAAACAGCATGTTAGATGCTATCAAACCATTAATTGATTCAGGTCTTATTAACGAAGATGTCGCAGGTGAATTAGAAAGCACTTGGGAATCTAAGTTAACTGAGGCTAAAGATCAAGTTCGTGGTGAACTTAGAAATGAGTTCGCACAAAGATACGAACATGACAGAAGTGTGATGGTTGAAGCCCTGGATAAGATGATTACAGAATCTCTCTCAGAAGAAATTAAAGAATTTCATGAGGAGAAGACTGCAATTAACGAAGACCGCGTAAAAGCAAAAATGAAACTTAAGGAAAGTGCAAAGAAATTTAATAACTTCATGGTAACCAAGTTAGCAGAAGAAATTAAAGAACTACGTGCAGACCGTAAAGTTCAGTTGGAAAACCAAGATAAACTTCAAAAGTTTATCACTCATGCATTGGCTAGAGAGATCAAAGAATTTGCTCAGGACAGACAAGCAGTGGTAGAACAACGAGTCAAGTTAGTTGCTGAAGGTCGTACACAATTAGAAGCATTGAAAGAGAAGTTTATCTCTGAAAGTGCCTCAAGATTGAGTAAGTCAGTATCATCTCATCTGAAAGGTGAATTATCACAACTTAAAGAAGATATTCAAATTGCTAGGGAGAATAACTTCGGTCGTAAGATTTTTGAAACATTTGCAGGTGAATTTAGCACAACTTATCTTAATGATAAGGCTGAAACACGTAAGATTGTTTCTGAGTTAGACGACAAAGAAAAAGAACTAGCCGAATCAAGGGTTCAACTTGCGAAAGCACAAGAACTCATTGAATCAAAAGAACGTGAAGTAAACATTATTAAAGAATCTACTCAACGTGAAAAGACTTTAGACACTTTAGTGTCATCTTTGAACAAAGAGAAGGCTCAAGTAATGCGATCTTTATTAGAAAGTGTTCAGACGCCAAAACTGAAGAACGCATTTGATAAGTATTTACCAGCAGTATTGAACGAAGGAAGTGACAAGAAAACTGAAAAGGCTTCTTTAACTGAATCAGTATCAACTGCACAAACAGGTAATAAATCTGCCAAGAAAGAACAAGAGGTTGAGGTAGATGACAGCAATGTTATCGATCTTAAGCGCCTGGCAGGGCTTTAATATATAAACTAGACATAGAAATTTAGGAGAAAATAACCATGTCACAAGTACTCTTAGAAAGCCGTTGGGACGAGACAAAAGACGCCCTGTTAGAAGGCTTAAAAGGCACTCGCCGATCAACAATGGGTGTTATCCTTGAAAACACTCGCAAAGGTCTCTTAAATGAGAATGCTACCGCAGGTAGTACCTCTGCAGGAAATATTGCTACACTTAACCGTGTGATTTTACCAGTAATTCGTAGGGTTATGCCTACTGTTATTGCTAACGAACTAGTCGGCGTTCAGCCAATGACTGGTCCTGTTGGACAGATTCACACTTTACGTGTACGTTATGCTCAGTCATTGACTGACAATTCAGCAGCCGCTACTTCTGTAACTGCTGGTGAAGAAGCATTATCACCATTCAAAATTGCTCAGGCTTACTCACGTACAGCCCAAGCAACTGCGACTGCAAACTCTTATACTGGTGCTGATACAGCAACTTTAGAAGGTAACGGTGGTAAGCAAATCAGTGTGCAAATCTTAAGACAGGCTGTAGAAGCCAAGTCACGTAAGTTACAAGCACGTTGGACTTTTGAAGCCGCTCAGGATGCTCAGTCTCAACACGGAATCGATGTTGAAGCAGAAATCATGGCCGCTTTAGCACAAGAAATCACTGCTGAAATTGATCAGGAGATTTTACTATCTCTTAGAACATTGGCAGCAACTGAGTTCACATATAACCAGGCAGCGGTATCAGGTACTGCTACTTACGTTGGTGACGAACATGCCGCATTAGCAGTTCTAATCAACAGAGTTGCAAACTTGATTGCACAAAGAACACGTAGAGGCGCAGGTAACTGGGCTGTTGTTTCTTCTGCCGCATTAACTGTATTACAATCTGCTACTACATCAGCATTTGCACGTACAACTGAAGGTACTTTTGAAGCACCTACTAACACTAAGTTTGTTGGTACGTTGAACGGCGCTATGCGTGTTTTCGTTGATTCATATGCTCCTGATACTCAAGCAGTATTAGTTGGATACAAAGGATCATCTGAGACTGATGCGGCGGCATTCTACTGCCCATATATTCCATTAATGAGCAGTGGTGTTGTACTAGATCCATCAACATTCGAACCAGTCGTTTCATTTATGACACGTTACGGATATGTAGAGTTAACTAACACTGCATCATCATTCGGTAACGCGGCTGACTACGTTGGTGAAATCGCAGTTCAAAACTTAACTTTCCAATAAGCCGATTATTATATAATCAACTTATTATAAGTTTTAAGGAAGAGTCATTAGGCTCTTCCTTTTTTTGTGGTTGCCCTTTTTTGTAGTAAATACTTGACAATATTAACCAAAGGTTGTATAATAGTAAGATAAGTTTGGAGAACACATATGGCAAAAAGAATTTTTAGAATCGAAGCCGGTCGATATGGCGGTGAAACAGTAATCGGAGAAGTAGACGATTCATTTGTAGAAGCAATGATCAATGAAGACCAAGAAAAATTAATCGAACATTGTACAAGTGCAGACGAAGAAGACTTTGAAGGTCCTATTCCTTGCGAAGGGTATTATATGTGGGAGTGTGATGAAATAGAACATCTCAACTCAGCATATGCAGACAGCGGATTTATTGTTACTGAAGTAACTAATGAAGAAAACAAGTACGATTACTCAGAAACTGAAACTGACTTTGAACCAGTAGCATGTCTTTATAGTAGAGAAGCATATACACAAAATAGTGAACCGGATTGGGAAGATATTGACAAAGAAAAAGATGATTACATTCCAGTTCTAAACTTTCACAGTTCTGAAAAAGGTAATTTTGGTTGTTGGTTTGTAGAAACAGAAGGCGAACCATTCGACAAATATAAATTTACATATGGTATCGTTGAAACTAATATGGGAGAATTTATTGATAGAGTTTACTATGATGGCAAAGAATTAGATTGTGAATATGATTATTCTGATAGCATCGGTAAGGCTTATTATGCAGAAGTAGGCTGGTTCAATAGAAGATGGCATGATAGTTATGACAAATATGATGAAGATCAATTAGACTCTCTCTATTGGGAAGACTTTGCAGAAAATGTAGACTACGAAAAGAAAGAAGCATCTACAACAGTGCCCTTAAATATTTCAGCAGAAGAAATTATCGGAGAAGTAGGCACAATAGAAAATCCAGGGGAAATTGATCCTACAATTGAACCTATTAACGAACCACCTGTTGTCGGAGAAGCAGAAGCAGAAACTTATAAAGAATTACAAGACCAACTAACTCAACTCAACGGACACGGAGATGGTAGAGGGGAAGAAGGCGAAGAAATCTAAATGGCTAGATGTCGCCCGGAAGACTGTAATTTAGAAACAGACAATTTAACTATAATTTGGTATCATAATTACTCAGGTGGCAAATTTATGGCTAACTGTCTAAGTCTATCTGATCATGGGTTATTCGGTCACAAAGAAATGACTGAAGCACAACTTAAAGGAGAGTTGTCTTCTGATGATAAATTAAACTATTTGTTAGGTCAAATAGACGAAATTGAAAAAGGAGTCTTTTGGACTGATCTTAATATATCAGATAATAAATTTTTTGGTTTTGATAAAAAAGATTATATCGATCCTTGGAGAGGTATATCATACCATAGTTATGTCAAAGATATATCATATGGTGATTATAAATTTTTTATAGCATCGCATTTTAATCCAGAAGTTATTGAAATCAAAAAGATTTGGAAGAATGCAAATATTATATTGTTTACTCATCCTCATGGGTATGTCGAAAAAAGAGCAAAGAACGATCCGAAAATCAGTGTTTTTTATGATAGACTTGTTGATTACGAAGACAATATAGCAGAAATGAGAGCATTGCCTAATGTCGTATATGAATTTGATGTGCGAAAGTATGAGTCTGAAACCGAAACATTAGATGCAGTCAAAGAAATGTATGATATATTAAATATCAAAGGGTATGACAGAGAAAAACTTGCAATCTATTATAATCACTGGTACAACAAAATCGAAGAAATTAAATACGAATCGTAGAATCTACTGACATTTCTAATTGTTTTCGACCCTCTCGTAATTTCTTATTGCGTAATCTACTACAGTTAGCACAGATTGTTAATATGTTTTCTTTTGTTTTGTTATTAGGATTAAAATCTTTATAAGCAATATCTAATTGAATTAAATCTTCAGGTACAAATCCACACTCAATACACATTGTATTTTTCATTGGTATTTTTTTATTATAGATTGCTTTAGCACAATCTGTACAATATTTGTGCCATTTTTGAAAGCCATGTTTACTAACGCCGTTTGGTTTAGCAAAAGATATGTTGCAATTACTACATTTTGGTCTTGCCGGTTGTCTTGTAAGCATAATTTTATTTATTAAAAAGATTCATAGGGTTCTTTTTTCTAAACTAAATTTTATTATATCAGTATAAATACAGTATATAATTAATGGAACCTATACATGGCCGCAGACAAATTTAATGCATTAACCGGATTATCAGTTGGCTTGCCTCCAATTGATGTAGTAGCCGCTAATGGTAATATCGTTACAAATCATAACTATCCACAGGGTAATGTAACATCTAATAGTGTTTATGCAAACAATTACTTTTTTGCTAACGGAGTAGCATTTACAAGTGATCCTGCAGGATCAAACACCGAAGTTCAATTCAACAATGATGGTAATTTTGGTGCTAGTCCAAATTTAGTATTTGATTCTAGTGCTGGAACATTGATCTCAGAAAATCTTACAGTAACAGGCAATACACTATTGGGAGATGTCGAAACAGTAACAATATTAGGTGGAACAAACGGATATGTTTTACAAACAGACGGTTCAGGTGGATTAAGTTGGACAGCCCAAACAGGTAATGGTGGCGGAAACGGATCACCAGGCGGCGCCAACATGCAGGTACAGTTCAATAGTGCTGGTTCATTTGCCGGAGATGCAGGATTTACATATGATGTAGATGATGATTTACTATCAGCAATACATATTGAAGGTGAAGGCGGCAACTTATCTAACTTAACCTATGCAAACATTACAGGTATAGGAAACATATCAGCAATCAATCTTACAGGAGCAAACAATACTGTTTTATATGCTAACGGCGTGTTCGCAGATATTTCAGCAGGTGCAAGTGCAAACTTTGCTAACTATGCAGGTAATGTTACAGTTGCTAGTCAACCAAACATTACTTCAGTAGGTACATTAACAAGTCTTCAAGTCGGTGGCGGATTATCTGTAGTGGGTAACATCGGCGGAGCCAATATTGCAATCACAGATACTGCTACATTTACTGGTCCAGTAAATATTGATTCTCTTGGATCACTTGCAGTATCAGGTAATGCAAACTTAATGACATCACCTAACATAGAACTTCCAGTAGCAAACTTACACATCGACGGTGGACTTAACGGATATGTATTAGCCACAGATGGAGCAGGTAATCTTTCTTGGACTCTTAACTCAGGTGGCGGTGGTGGTGGCACCCCAGGCGGAGCCAACACACAAATGCAATTTAACAATCAAGGTGCATTTGGCGGTTCTGCTAACTTTGTTTATGACAGCACATTAAACAAAGCAACAATGGCAGGAGAGTTTGTTGCAAATAATTTAACAGTAGGTTCAGGTGCATATTCATTTAGAACTACTAAAGTAAAAAACGGTGTAACAACTACTACGTCAGCAGTTGAAATATGTGCAACAGAAGCAGACACAGTATCAGCAATTGATTATACTATTGTTGCTACAGATCCTGCAAATTCATCCAGACAAACAGTAAAAATTACAACAGCAGTATACGGAACAACAGTGAACTACTCAGAATATGCAACGATTTCTGTGGGTTCATTACTTGCTGATTTTGAAGTAACTTATGTTCCGGGAGATGCATTTAGAGATGCCCAAGTAGTACTTTATGCTACTCCAGCCACAACAAACGAAACAACTTATAAAATTTTATTAGAGGAATATTCTTCTTAAAAAAATAATAAAAAAATAAACGCAAAAAACCATTAGTTAGCAGTTAATTTTTGCGTAAAGATATAAATACAATTATAGTTTACGGAGACCAAACCATGGCAATCAAAGCATTTAACTCGGTTGCGGGATTTTCAGTAGGAGAAACCCCGGCCAACATAATTTTATCGAACGGTTATATCACAACGAACGGCGCAACGTTTACAGCAAACATTGCGGCATTGGGTGTATTAACCGATAACTTATATTACGCAAACGGCGTACCTTGGGACTTACAAGAACCAGCAGGCGCTAACACTCAAATCCAGTTTAACGATGATCAGGATTTTGGTGCAAGTGCGAATCTCACATTTGACACTGCTACATCTAACTTAGATGTCGTAGGTAATGTCACAGCAACAGCATTTTTTGGAGATGGTGCTAACTTAACAGGTATTGATGCGACAGGCATTCAAAACGGAACATCAAATGTCCGTATACCAGCAACAGATGGCAATATCGAATTAAATTCAGGTGGCAATTTAATTGCAAACATTACAGATACAGGCGCAAACATTACTGGTACATTAAATGTATCAGGTATAGTTACTGTTCCTAGTACTACTGGTGCAATTGATGTTGCATTAGGAACACCTACTCAAGGAAATCTAACATCTAATGCTTTAACTTTAACAACAGCATCATCGGTCTCCAATTCGATTGCACAGTTAAATGAAGTTTTAGGTAAATTAGTTCCTGAAAGCCCAGATAACTTCCCAGGAAGTCAGTCTATTACTATTCAAAGCACATCTTCATACAGAATGGCAGATAACTTTACTCAGCCTGACAACACAGCAGGTGGATCAGCGGCAGTGGCTGCAGGTACAACTGTATCTAAAACAAGAAGATCAGCAACGTATGATGTGAATGCAATAACAAACACTGGCCCAGGTGATAATGGTACAGTTTCTGTTCAACTTAATGGTTCAGCCGCAGGAAGCAGAACTCTTACTACATCACTCGACGGTGACGGTACTTACGGTAACCTAATCATCTCAAATAACGTAGACTATAGTGATGTAAATTCAAACGTAGCGGCAGGCTTCTGGTCAGTCTTTACAGCAGATGCATCAGGTTCTGTATCAGACGGTTGGAACGAAGTATTAATAGATGATACTGCAACTGCATCTACAAACAAAGAAACTTGGTACTATGATTCATCGAATCCTGGTACACCTCAGTTTACATCAACATCATTTACTGCACCAGGTGCACCTAGTTATACGTACAGTTCAACTGTACCTCATTATAACAACACAAATGATTTTGATATAGCATTTAATGTTAATAGATTATCAGGTAACATGTATCCAACAAGTGATACATTTGTCACAGGATCTTCAGGCGGTGCTTTTGCATCACCAAGTAGTGTAACATATTCAACTGCTGGAGTAACAACTCCACTAGAGGCTCAGTTGCACGTAGCATCAGGAAGTCAAGCAGTTACAACTACTTCTTCTATTATTTCAGGATTCGGTTCAAGTGCATCGGGTCCATCAGTTTCTGTCTTTAACTCTTATTCAACAGGAGTACAAGCATTTACTCCATCAGGTACAGTACTTTATAAGACAGGTACTTCATCTTCTTCAAGCAGAATTGAAGAAGCAAACGTGTATATTGGTTCATCAATTGGTTCAGGATCAGGGTTAGCACAACGTATTGAAAACCCAGGATCAGGAGATACACCTGCATTCTCTGCAAGTGCAACAGTATTTGATAGTGAAAACAGCACATTACAGACTTATGATGCAACGGTTGTTGCAGATTCACTAAGCCATGACGAGACAGATTATTCTTCTGGTTACTTACCAGTAGGACCTGACTTATCAGCAGGTAGATCAGGGACACAATATTTCACATTTAAATTTGTAAGAACATCAGTTTCTAAATTTGATGTTAAATTTTCAGGGACATTGGCAGGATGTTGGGTAGCACTACCCGGATCAACAATCGATTCATCTTCTTCAGAGAATGGATGGATTGATATGACGGTGTCTTATGCAGGATCGGGTGTTCCCGGTGCTAACACAGGGTCAGGAGGAAACGGTTCAAACGGTTGTGCATTAGGCGGTGTAATACCAACAGGATCCTCTCAAACAAATAAATCAACGACTGCTACTTTCGGTACAGTAAGTTCATCTAGTACATCAACTAATGAAATTTATGTTCGTATCGCATTAACAAGCGGTCAATCGATAACAGCCTTATCACTAGAATCTGCGAGTAACTAAAAATGAGTATACCTATTTCACAAAAAGTCGACCTACTTTATAAACAGGCATTCGGAGTCACTAAAACTGATACCGAATCTAACAAGAGCCCGAGTAACGAGGCAATAGCAAGTCCACTACTTAATCGTGGTGATACTTTATGGACTCAGGCTGATCAAATACCAGGAACAGCGGCAGCCGTTGCTAGTATTGTTCAAGCATATACAGGATCTAACGCAGTCGAATGTACAGCAGATAATACTACTGTGCCAGTTGGCAGTGTTTACCCCACATGGAAAACTGATTTAACTTATTGGATTCCAGCAGAATTTGGTGCTACATATGCAGTCCAAGTTTGGGTAGATGATTCAGGAGTTGCCGATCCTACTTCAACAGGTACGCAAATATTTGCGGCAGGTTCAGGAGGAACAGGTGAGTTCTTCTATAACTATCAATCAGGTGTTCTCAACTTTATCGGAGAAACAATTCCGACTGCTCTAACAAGTAGCAAAGTTCTTTACATCGTAGGTTATAGATACATTGGTAAAACAGGTGTTAACAACTTACCTGACTCACAGATTGGTAATTTAGACATAACTGATCAGACTATTACAGGTCAAGATACAGATGCTAATATCGTTCTTGTTGCAAATGGTACAGGTCAAGTAACAACATCAGGTAACATTACTGCTTCATACTATTATGGAGACGGTTCTCAATTAACAGGTATTGACACATCAGGTGTTTCAAATGGTACATCAAATGTTCGTATTGCAGTCGCAGATGGCAATATTGAACTAAACGTTAACGGCGGACTAACAGCAAACGTTACTGATTCTGGCATGGTAATGACAAGTGGTAATTTAGACCTCGGTAATGTCATTGCAACAGGAGTAGGTACATTCACAGGCAATGTTTCAGCAGGAAATATTAGCACAGGTGGACAAGCAGACGTAACAGGTAATTTAACTGCCGGCAACGTAGACGGTGGTAACTTAGTAACAGCATCATTCTTTACAGGTACATTAATCGACGGTACATCAAATATCACAGTCAACAACAATGGTAACATTGATTTAGTAGCCGCAGGAAACACAACTGCTGTTATTACTGATACTGGAGCAAACATTGTTGGTACGATTAATGCTAACGGTACAGGTACTTTAGGAGCATTAATTACTCCGACTGTTACTGGTACTACAGGTAACTTAACATTAACAGCGGGTTCATCAGATGATTACGTTGAGATCAGACCTACAGGTACTGGTCAAGTTCACGTAGGTGGATTTAGAATCGAATCTGTTGGGACACCAACAGCATCAACTGACGCCGCTACTAAGCAGTACGTAGATGACGTAGCACAAGGACTTGCAGTTCATGCACCTTGTGTCGTAGCATCAACAGATACATTGGCAACAATGTCTGGTGGTACTGTAACATATGACAATGGCACATCAGGTGTCGGAGCGACTCTTACAATTGCTGGCTCAACATTAACAGCAATTGATGGAGTAACTTTAAGTACAGATGATAGAATTTTAATTAAAGACGAATCTACATCAGCACACAATGGTATCTATGTATACACAAGTTCAACTGTCTTAACAAGAGCATCAGACTTTGATACACCAACTGAAATGGCAGGCGGTGACTTTACATTTGTATCACAAGGTACAGTTTATAACGATACTGGATGGGTAATGACAGATCCAGTAACAACAGTTGGTACTTCTGACGTTAACTTTGTTCAGTTCTCTGGCGCAGGATCATTCACAGCAGGTGCAGGTCTTACATTAACAGGTACTGAATTCTCTGTCAACGTTGATGGCTTAACAACAGATATTCAAGGCGGAAACGTAGTTGTTAAAACTTCTGCTCAGTTGACTACTCCAAATATCGGAGAGGCAACAGGTACAAGTTTAACTGCAACTGGTAATGTAGCAGGTGGTAACTTAACAACAACAGGTGTTGTAAGTGCTACAGGTAACGTAGTCGGCGGTAACTTAACAACAGCAGGTGTTGTAGATGCAACTGGCAATATATCAGGTGGTAACTTAACAACAAGTGGTGTTGTAAGTGCAACTGGTAACGTAGCAGGTGGTAACTTAACAACAGGCGGTGCAATCGAAGCAACAGGTAATATTGACTCTACAGGCGGTATCTTTAATGGTGATGGTTTTGGACTATCAAATATCCCAGCCGCAAACATTACAGGCTTAAGTCTTTCAGGTATCGCAAATGGTACATCTAATGTAGACATTGCATCTGTAGACGGTAACATCACAATGGGTGTTAACGGTACTGGGGACGTAGTAGTTGTATCAGACGGTGGAATTGAAGTAACAGGTACAGCAGACGTTAGTTCTACTGTAACAGCACCCGCATTTACTGCTAACACAGGCTTATTCACTGGTGACGGTGGCGGTTTATCTAATGTAGCAGGCGGCAACGTAACTGGTGAAGTATCATTTGCGGCGACTGCTAACGCAGTAGCAGGTGCTAACGTATCAGGTCAAGTAGCAAACGCACTTGTATCAGGTACTGTATATACAGCGGCACAGCCTAACATTACTTCTGTAGGTACTTTAACAAGTGTTGAAGTAAGTGGTACAGCAAATGTAGCAGGTAACTTGAACGTCGGTACTAGTGAGATTTCAACACTAGCGGCAGGAACAGTAACTACTACAACTACATCTCAGACAGCAATTGCTAGTTTTGCAGTTACAGGAATAAACGGAATTGAATTCTTAGTAAAAGGTATAGACTCAACATCAGGTAATGTAAGTGTTGCTTCAGTGTTAACAGTTACAGATGGTTCTACAGTTGATTACTCAGTTTATGGTCAATCATATTTGACAGGTAGTCCGGGTACATTAGCAGTAGGCTTAAACGGTAGTGACTTAGAATTGTTGGTAACACCAGCATCAACTAACTCAACTGTTTGGGTTACACAATATAGGTTCATTTAATAATGGGAATTAGATCCTTTAACTCAGTTGGAGGGTTTTCGGTAGCCGAAACACCCGTTGAGATAGTCAGTAACATAGGTAATGTTACACCTACTAACTTAGATGTTAGTAGTGGACTATCTGATCTAGGTGCTATTGGCAATATTACGATTACTGGAGGCTCCGCAAACCAAGCAATCATCACTGATGGTTCAGGTACATTATCATTTGGTGATGCAGGTCTTGCGGCTAATACAGCCGCAGTTATGCCCTACATCATCAATGCATCTGAATCATATACAGTTGGCGCTAACCTTCAGGGTCTATTTTCGCAACCTATAGAGATCGACGGTGAATTAGATGTAGAAGGTATTCTTATCGAAGTAGGTGTCTCTCAAAATGCAGAATCATCACAGATTTATTTTGATAATTCAGGTACATTCTATGGTAACACAGGATTTACATTTAATATAAATTCTGGTAACGTAGATATACCGGGTAACGTTAATCCAACAGGAAATATTATTCCTTCAGGTAACGTAACTTATGATTTAGGATCATCAACTGCTAGATGGAAAGACCTTTATCTTTCTGGTTCATCTATCTATATAGGCACTTCAAAAATAGAAGAAGACAGTAACGGAAATGTCATCATTACTAATGGCGACGGTGGACGGTTTATATTTAGTGGTTCTTCAGATTGGAATGAATATGCTATAGAAAATGGAACATCTAATGTTTCTATAGACTCTCCTAATGGAGATGTAACAATGGGTGTTGGTGGAAACGCAGATGTTTTCACAATGACAACATCAGGTGTTTTAACTACGACAGGTAATGTCGTACCATTAGGTATTAAAACAGACAACTATTACTATGCAAACGGAGCCGCAATTACTTTTGGTGAAACAGCGGCTGGATCAGATACACAAGTACAGTTTAATGACAATGGGTCATTTGGTGCATCAGGTAATTTAACATTTGCAGATGCTTCGGGATTATTAACAGCATCAGGTAATGTAGTAGGTAATAACTTTATCTCTACATCTGGCACAATGCTATTTGGCACTGGTGCCGGACAAGGAACAATTTCTGTGGATACAGGCACAACAACTGCCGGTGTATTCACAACTACCATGACTGACGTTAACATTGGTTTGAATGCTAACGTTGTAATATGTGGTACAGGTAAAACATTAACAGCACGTGGTAACGTGTCTGCGGATAACTTAAATTCAACAACGTTATCTGTTGATGATTTGTATAGTAGTAGAACAGCAGTTTCAGTAGGTAGTGCAAACACTACTATTGATACGTTTGCCGCATCTACTTACAGATCAGCAAAATATACAATTAAAGTTTCTGATAACACAGGTTATCAGGCAATTGAAGTATTATTAGTACATGACGGTGTAACTCCAATAATGACAGTATACGGTTCTATATCGACAACAAGTGCAGATTTAATAACATTATCTACTGTAATGTCAGGATCTAATGTATTGTTAAGAGCATCACCAGAAAACAGTAGTACAAGTGTTAATTTAATGGGTACGTATGTCCCAGACTAAAAATCAATACGGGAAATAACGATAAATAGAATTATGCTGAAAAGGCAAATTTAACTATAATAGGGTAATAGGAAATGTTAATATTAAAACAAAATACGGCGGCATCAGTCCCCACCCCGGCTGCGGGAAAAGGTACAATCTTCTTAAGTGATTCAGATGTACTGTCAGTCAAAAAGAGTTCGGGATCGGTCGAATCGTTCCCTACAGTAAGTGGTTCAAATACGCAGGTCTTCTTTAATGATGACAATGCTATTAATGGTAATGCAAACTTAACATTTGATAAAGCCACTAGTGTTCTTACTGTTACAGGTAATGTAGGCGCTACTAGAATTTTAACAGACAATCTGTTATATGCTAATGGTAATCCATACGATTTTCAACAGCCAGCAGGTTCAAACACGGAAGTTATCTTTAATGATGAAGGTGATTTCGGTGCAGATTCAACATTTACCTTTGACAAAACAACTGATACCCTATCAGCAACTAATGTTGTTGCAACTGCATTAACAGGTGAATTACAAACTGCATCTCAAACTAATATTACAAGTGTTGGTACCCTAACATCACTATCAGTAACAGGTAATTCAGATGCTGGAAACCTTAATGCAACTAGTACAGTAAGCGGTACAGACTTAAGCCTTTCAGGAAATGCAACTGTCGGTGGAAACTTAACAGTTAACGGCAATCTTACGTATGTTAATGTAAATTCTTTCGATGTCGAAGATCCAATTATTACAATGGGAGGTGGCCCAAACGGAGCGGCTCCTACTTCAGATGACGGTAAAGATAGAGGTACAGCATTACAATATTATGACGGCGGTGCAATTGTAGGATTCATGGGTTGGGATAACTCAGGATCAGAGTTTATTTTCGGTGCTGATGTTACTAACACAGACGAAGTAATCTCAGTTAACACATACGGTAACGTTCACGGTAACGTATTCATAGGTGATGCAGGTGGATTATCTAACGTAATCGCCGCAAATATTTCAGGTACAGTAGCAAACGCAACTCACTCATCAACAGCAAATACAATAGTTGATGCGGCACAACCTAACATTACAAGTGTTGGTACGTTAACAAGTGTTATTGGTGGAGAAGGTTCTTCATCAGACTTCGGAAACGCAACAGCAATATTCGGCAAAGACAACACAGGATCATCATTAGGTGATAACATCGGTGTTGTTGGTGAAGCCGCGGCAAACTCAACAGCAGGCATCAATGGTATTGGTGTATACGGATACGGCGCAACAAACGGATCAGATAAAGGTACTGGTGTTTATGGACAAGGTGTCATAGGAGACACTAATGATACTGGAGCGGCAGTAGGTGTACGAGGTACAACAGCCGGAGTACATGCTAGTGGTATGAACGTAGGTTTATACGGTCTTGCTTCTGGTTCTAGTGTTTCTAACTATTCTTTGTATCTTGTACAAGGTAGTATCGGAACTATAGAAAACCCAATTACATGGGAAGTTGCAGATAACGAAGCAGGTGCATTAAGATGGAGTTCAGCAGGTAAAGCAAACATCTTTATGATCGAATCTACTGACAATGCTGAAGGTATTTCAACAACAGGTTACTTAAACGTAACAGGTAATATTACTGCAACAGCAGGTATTAAAACAGACAACTATTATTATGCAAACGGAGCACCAGTTGACTTTCAACAGCCAGCAGGTTCAAACACGGAAGTTATCTTTAACGATGACGGAGATTTCGGAGCAGATTCAACATTTACATTTGATAAAGACACTAACGTCTTATCAGCAACAACTGTAACAGCAACTACATTAAATGGTACTTTAGGTACTGCATCACAAACTAACATTACTTCAGTAGGAACATTAGGTTCATTATCTGTAACAGGTAATGTTGGTGCAGGTAACGTTAATGGTACAGGCGGTGTATTCACATACGTATCAGGAGATGGTGCTAACTTAACATCAACTGCTGGTGCTAATGTAACAGGAGAAGTATCATTCGCCGCAACAGCAAATGCAGTAGCAGGTGCTAATGTAAGCGGAGAAGTTAACTTTGCAGCCACAGCAAACGCAGTAGCAGGTGCTAATGTCAGTGGTGAAGTAGACTTTGCGGCAACAGCAAATGCAGTAGCCGGCGCAAACGTATCTGGTACAGTTGCTCTTGCTTCAGTAGCAGGCACAGTGTCAGGAGCCGCACAAGCAAACATTACATCATTAGGTACATTAACTGGTTTAGGTGTCAACGGTACAATTACTGCTTCAGCAATCACAGCAAACACAGGAGTGTTTACAGGTGATGCAGGTGGTTTATCAAACGTAGTCGGCGCTAATGTAACAGGTACAGTATCAAGTGCTACAACAGCAGGTACTGTAACAACAGCCGCACAACCTAACATTACTTCAGTAGGAACTTTAAGTTCTGTAACAACTTCTGGTAATGTTGATACAACAGCAAACGTTGTAACTGATGATATTGTTGGTAAAACAGGCGGAGTTACAATTACAGCAATCGGCACAGATCAACCTATCTCATTAGTAACAACAGGAACAGGTTCAGTTGATGTAAACTCAGCAAGAATTACAGAACTAGCAACACCAACAGCCGCAACAGATGCCGCAACAAAAGCATATGTTGACAGTGTTGCAGAAGGTTTACACGTACATGAGTCTTGTGAAGTTGCAACTACAGGAACACTTACATCTATCACAGGTGGAACAATCACTTATGATAATGGAACATCAGGTGTTGGAGCAACATTAACAACATCTTCTGGTAACTTTGATACAATTGACGGACAATCATTCTCAAACGGAGAAAGAATTCTTGTTAAAGACGAATCAACAGCCGCAAACAATGGTATTTACGTTAAAACATCATCTACAGTTCTGACAAGAGCAGATGATTTCGACACACCAACTGAAATGGCAGGTGGAGATTTCACATTCGTATCAACAGGTACACAATACAACGATACAGGTTGGGTAATGACTGATGCAGTAGCAACAGTTGGTACTAGTGCAGTAAATTTTGTTCAGTTCTCAGGTGCTGGTACATTTACAGCAGGCGCAGGTCTTACACTAACTGGCTCAGAGTTCTCTATTACAGATACAGCAGTATCAGCCGCATCTTACGGTAATGGAACTCACAATGCAACATTTACAGTTAACAGCAGAGGTCAATTAACAGCGGCGGCTAACGTTGCTATTACAGCAAATGCTGAAGCATTGACAGGCACAACTCTTAACTCAAGTGTTGTAGACTCATCATTAACATCAGTTGGTACAATTGATACAGGTGTATGGCAAGGTACAGCAATTGGAGCGGCTTATGTTTCAACACTTAACCAAAACACAACAGGTTATGCCGCAACTGTTTCAAGTGCCGCACAACCTAACATTACTTCTGTCGGTACACTAACAGGATTAACAGTATCATCTACAATCTCTGGTTCAATTGACGGATCAGCCGCTTCTGCTACAACAGCAGGTAGTGTAGATAACTCTGTTACATTTAACAACAGTGGTTCAGGTGCAACTTCAGGCACAACATTCAATGGTGGAACAGCAAGAACTGTTTCTTATAACACTATTGGAGCACCTAGCACAACTGGTACAAATGCATCAGGTACTTGGGGCATCAACGTCTCAGGTTCAGCCGCTTCTGCTACAACAGCAGGCACAGTAACTACTGCGGCTCAACCCAACATCACATCTGTTGGTACTCTTAGTTCATTAACTGCATCTGGTCAGATTCAGGGTGGATCTTTACGATCAACTACACTGACAACAGGTAGTAACTCAACAGCAGGTTCAGTCACAGGTGATTGGACTCTGACTGCAGGTTCTACATGGAATGCAACATATGCTGACTTGGCGGAGAAATACACAGCAGACTCAGACTATGAGCCTGGTACAGTTGTAGTATTCGGAGGAGATGCAGAACTATCAGTAACAGGACAACATGCAACACATACTGTTGCAGGTATTGTAACAACTAATCCTGCTCAAGTCTATAATGCAGAATGTACTGCAGGCGAGGGTGAATTTGTTGTAGAACTAGCACTGATCGGTCGTGTACCATGTAAAGTAATCGGCCCAATTGAAAAAGGTGATCTAATTGTTACTTCTGATCAAGCAGGATTTGGATGTAAGGGTGATCCTGATAACATCAAGCCCGGTAGTGTAATCGGTAAAGCAATCTCGGCATTTAATGATGGCCTAGACGGCGTAGTCGAAGTACTAGTAGGCAAAAACTAATTCTAACTACCTTAGAATCGTTAAGTCACACTTAACATGTAGAGAGAGTCGAAAGACTCTCTTTCCATATATGGAATTTGTTCGACAACCTGATTTAAGATAAGTAGATATATGAATACTTTTACGATGAGTTTCGATACTCGGATGGCTGAATGGTATCAATTGCGTGAATCACTAAAAGATTCAGATTTAGAAAAAATATGTATAGACGTAGATAAATTTTGGCAACAATGTCCACTAAATAACTATTATCTACATCCACATGATATAAAAGATTGGCCCAATCCATGGCAACTCTTACAAGATAATCATTACTGTTTTTATGCACGTGCATTGGGTAACATATATACTTTGGCAATATTGGGCATAAAAGGTGTTGACTTAGTATCAGCAATAGATTATACTGATACAGAAGTAGTATTAGTCCTAGTAGACAACGCAAAGTATGTGTTGAATTACTGGCCGGACTCTGTAGTAAATACAGTGCTGTCGGATTTTAAGAATGTCAAGCATATTGACATAGAACCGTTGTATAACAAAATAAATTAGGTAAAGAATGAACATTAAAGTCACTAAAAGATCAGGAAAGGTAGTAGAATTACAACTAGAAAAGTGGCAAGCACAAGTAGCAAAAGTATGTGAGGGAGTATCAGATGTATCACAATCGATGATTGAAATTACATCGCAACCACACTTCTTTGATGGTATCACTACTAGAGAAATTGATGAACTTACTTTACGTGCTATAGTTGATTTGATTGACGAAGAACAATCTCCTGAAACAGGTCATACAAACTATCAATTTGTAGCAGGCAAACAACGTCTATCTATGTTGCGTAAAGATGTGTACGGAGATTATCAACCGCCGCATCTATATAAAATTGTTAAGAAGAATATAGAAGCAGGATTATATAGTACAGATTTACTTAAATGGTATAGTGAAGATGATTGGAATAAAATGGAAAAGATCATCAACCACGAAAAAGATGAAAACTTATCTTATGCCGCTATCGAACAAATGATAGGTAAATATCTTGTCAGAAATAGGTCGACAGGGCAGATATACGAGACTCCGCAAGTTAGATATATGATTGCGGCCGCAACAGTATTTCATAAAGAAGAACCGCTGTCAGCAAGAATGAGATATATTAAAGAATATTATAATTGTGCAAGTGATGGTTTATTTACATTAGCAACTCCGGTATTGGCAGGGTTAGGAACACCCACTAAACAATTTAGTTCTTGTGTATTAATTAAAAGTGATGATGACTTAGACAGTATTTTTGCATCAGGCGAAATGATGGCAAAGTATGCCAGTAAACGTGCTGGTATTGGTCTTGAAATAGGGCGTTTAAGACCCCTAGGAGCGCCTATAAGAGGCGGAGAGATCATGCATACGGGAATGATACCCTTCTTAAAGAAGTGGTTCGGAGACTTGCGTTCATGCTCACAAGGCGGTATTCGTAATGCTAGTGCAACAGTCTTTTATCCTATTTGGCATCATCAATTTGATGATTTAATTGTACTAAAAAACAATCAAGGTACTGAAGAAACAAGAGTAAGACATATGGATTATGGTGTGTGTCTTAATGCATTCTTTTGGAAACGTTTTAAAAACAAAGAAAATATTACATTCTTTGATCCAAATGAAGTGCCTGATTTGTATGAAGCATTCTATTCAGATACTGCTAAATTTGAGGAACTGTATCTCAAATATGAAAAGTCCCGTAGCCTGCGTAAGAAAGTAATGTCAGCAGAAGAAGTATTTAAGTCCGGTATTTTAAAAGAAAGAACAGATACAGGAAGAATATATTTAGTTTACGTTGACAATGTATCTAATCAAGGCCCATTTGATACTACAGAGCATCCTATCTATCAAAGCAACTTGTGTTGTGAGATATTATTGCCTACAAAGCCTTTTAAACGTTTAGATGACGATAAGGGACGTATTGCATTGTGTACATTGGGATCGTTGAACTGGGGAGCATTCAGACACCCTGAGGACATGCGTAGAGCATGTCGTATACTACAACGTAGTCTGTGTAATATTTTAGATTACCAAGATTTCTTATCGATTCAAAGTCAACTAAGCAACGATGAAATACAACCATTGGGTATTGGTGTCACTAATTTAGCATATTGGCATGCAAAACGTGATTATCATTATGGTGACAAAGATGCATTACAAGATGTTAAATCTTGGATAGAACATCAAGCCTTTTATTTAACTGAAGCAACTGTTGAATTAGCAAAAGAAAGAGGCAAGTGTTTAGATAGTGATAAAACATGGTATGGCAAAGGCAAGTTTCCTTGGGAACGTAGAGCAAAGGGTGTTAATAAATTAGCCAACTTTAAGCCAGAGTGTGATTGGGAATCATTAAGAAAAGAAATGAAAGAGCATGGTGTTAGAAATGCAACTTTAATGGCAATTGCCCCAGTAGAATCATCTAGTGTAGTTATTAATTCTACAAACGGTATTGAAATGCCAATGAGTTTAATCTCTGTTAAAGAAAGTAAAGCAGGATCATTAACACAAGTAGTACCAGACTATCATATCAAACGTGTAAGAAACTCTTATCAGTTGATGTGGGAACAACAAGACTGTGATGCATATCTAAAGACTGCGGCAGTACTAGCGGCCTATGTAGACCAAAGTATATCAACAAACACATTTTACAATCCAGCACACTTTAAAGATCAAAAGGTGCCTACAACATTGATTGCAAAAAACTTAATGCAGGCACACCAATGGGGACTTAAGACTTTTTATTATTCTTTAATAAATAAAGCGGGAGTTAAAAGACAAGACGAACAACTAGTAGAAATAGCAAAACAATACATTGACGAACCAGCATTTGATGATGATTGCGAAGCATGTAAACTATAGGAATTAATTATGAGTAAAGAACAGTATGATTTATCAAAGAAAACTAATTATTTGGAAAGCACAATGTTTTTAGACCCTTCGGGTCCGGTAACTATTCAAAGATTTGAAGAAGTAAAATATGACAAAATAGCAAACTTTGAAGAAACTGCTAGGGGTTTCTTTTGGATACCAGAAGAAATTAGTTTGACAAAGGACGCATCTGATTTTAAAGATGCCAGTGATGCTGTTAAACATATTTTTACTGCAAATCTCTTACGACAAACTGCATTAGATAGTTTACAAGGCAGAGGACCTGCACAAGTTTTTACTCCTGTAGTGAGTTTGCCTGAGGTAGAAGCATTATGCTACAACTGGTCTTTCTTTGAAACTAACATTCACTCACGTTCTTATAGTCATATTATTAGAAACATATACAATGTACCCAAAGATATTTTTAACACAATACATGATACAAAAGAAATTGCTGATATGGCATCTAGTGTAGGTGAATATTACGAAGCATTGCATCAAATTAATTGTAAAAAAGAAATGGGTCATAAGATTGATGAACATGAACACATTAAAGCAATTTGGATGGCACTACATGCAAGTTATGCCTTAGAAGCATTAAGATTTATGGTTTCGTTTGCTACATCGTTAGCAATGGTAGAAAATAGAATCTTTATTGGTAACGGCAATATCATTTCATTGATTTTACAAGATGAATTATTACATAAAGGTTGGACGGGTTGGATTATCAATCAAGTAGTAAAAGAAGACAAACGATTCTTAAAAGCACAAAAAGAATGCGAACAAGAAGTATATAATATGTATATGGATGTAATTAGAGAAGAAAAAGAATGGGCAGACTATTTGTTTCAGAAAGGTCCTGTAATTGGTTTGAATGCAAACATTCTTAAAGAATTTGTAGATTATACAGCATTAGAATCACTTAAAGCAATAGGTATAAAATACAACGAACCTGCTCCAAAAGTAAGTCCTATTCCATGGTTTAATAAACACAGTGATACTAGCAAAAAACAAACAGCATTACAAGAAAATGAATCAACTAACTATGTAATAGGTGTCATGTCAGAATCACTTGATTACGAAGCCTTACCCGAGTTGTAAGCGCCAAAAAATATTATTTGACTGTAATACTGCATTAAATAAACTTATAACATTTAACTATCTAGGAGAAAGAATGAAAGCCATTGTATGGAGCAAAGATAATTGCACATTTTGTGATCAAGCAAAAAAATTGTTAGAATCTAAAGGTGTTGAGTTTGAAGAAAGAAAAATCGGACACGGGTACACATTAGAAGACTTATTAGCAGTAGTCCCTAATGCACGTACTGCCCCACAAATCTTTTTAGATGAAGATTATGTTGGTGGATTTACTGAATTAAAACAAAAATTGGAGTCATAATGAGTAGTATAATTAAATTAGGGCAGGTCTACTCTTTTAAACTAAACAGCGGAGAAGAAGTAGTATCTAAAGTAGTAGGGAATGAAGATGGATTTTTTGAACTTGAAGATCCAGTATCTCTTGCACCCAGTCAGACTGGCATGGCTCTTATCCCTAGTGTATTTTCTGCTTCAACCGCTGAAAATCCAAGACTAAATACTAATAGTGTTTCTCTTATTGCTGTTACAGCAGATGAAGTCAAGGACAAATACAGAGAAGCAACAACCGGAGTAACAGTACCGGAGAAAAAAATATTAGTAGGATAAAATTACATGGCGAAATTAAGCCGCAAGGGAGATAAGAACACTACAGGTGGTAAAATTCTCAAAGGCTCAGAAACTGTCTTTGCAGAAGGCAAACCTGTAGGTCTCCACGTTAGTGAAATTTCTCCGCACGATCCAAAACCAAATAAAAAACCTCACAAAGCCGCAAAAACAACTGAAGGTAGTCCCACAGTGTTTTGTGAAGGTAAACCTGTACTCAGAGTAGGTTCCGGAAACGATTGTAAACACAAAATCGTAGAAGGAGCAGAAACGGTATTTGTTCCGTAAGGTAATATATGGCAGACACAGGTAAACAAAGTCCTTTAGGTCAAAATGTATTAGGCGGCCTTTTACAAAACAGATGTCTTAGGATCAACCCTAACGCCCAATTCTTTATGGGTATTAGCAGATCAAACTCAGAGTATATATTCGGTACACTTGTACAAAATACTGTGCTTAGAATGCTTGTATGGTCTATTAATGATGCTTATTTAAGAGGGGTTGTGGGAAGTGGCACATATAATAATCTTATTTCAATTAGTGGATATGGCAGTTGCTACGCATTAGGAAATTCAAAACCTCCTACATATATTGCAGAAGATGCATCAGAATCGTGGGCAGGAAAAACATCAGGATCATCTGACTGTAAAGCAGTCGAATATGCTGAATCTTTAGGTATAACAGGTGCATTACCTGGACCCGCAAACGCAGGATATTCTGTAACAGGCGTAACAGATTATGGGCAACAAGCCACATGGTTACCTTATAACATGTCAAACCCAAATCATAGTATTACTCAATGGGGTTGGATTAGATGTCATGCTTTACAGGCACATAATGAATTTAATTGGCATGCTCAACCTGGCAGAGAAGGCCAAGCATCACCTAGATACGAAGATTTTTTAGGTTCTTTTAACGAAGCATACAGTTTTGCACAATATAATAATAGAACAATATCTACAGCACAAAACGCCGATACGTTTTTAGAAGGTTCTTTCAGTAATATGGATGATCTAATTACTGGAGATATCACCGGTGTATCTTTGTATACACAAGGTCTTGCAGCCGATTTACAATGTTTACAAAAGATATTTGACTTTAAACGACTAGATCGTTTTGGATTTCCCTCAACATTATTACAGCAATTATATGAACATGGTGGACTAACAACAGATTTAAATTTAGCCTTAGGAGCCGCCGGACTTGAAGAAAGAGAAATTAGAAGTTTATCCAAAGCAAACGATCATGGTACTGCCGAACAAGAACGAAAAATATATACGGCGTTTTTATCTATTGCCGGAAAAAACTTACAAGTTTGTTTATCATCATTAACAAACAATGCATTTCTTTTAAATTATCGTTGTGATCCAGACAATCCAGGGGAGGATTCTGGATTCACATCAAAAATACGTACATTAGCGGATATGTTAAACCCTTGGTATCTATTTTATAATTGTAGAGAATCTCTTACAGTACCTCTGTACAATACTACAACGGGTTTACCTACAGGCTCTAAAACATATTATTTAATTTATTCTGATGCAACGGATTCGGGCGCCGTAAACCCGGCACTTGACTCTACAGCAGTAAGAAATGTTGTGGGTACGTTATTCACTAAAGGAAAACCAGGTCCACTAGAAACTGTAATTGATGCAACACCTAATAATACTCTTCCTAAAGGATATGATTCATACTTAGGAAAACAGAATGAAGTTATACCTGAAGCCATAGCAGTAGCCGCAGGAGCAGTGAGATATGCCTTCTTACAAATCAGTAATATTGAACAAATTACTCCTGGTGAATTAGGTAACTGTCTTCAAAATTTAGAATTAATGTCAGACGATACTGTTGATGCAAATGGAACACAGGCATCCGGATCTTCTTTACAAAAACCAGTAGATGAACTTTTAGTACAAGAAATACAAGAGCAAATGGGACTAGGTTCAAATGTAGGCGGTAACTATAGAATGGATGACTTTTTTGGCAATATGTCAGGTAATCCATATAATTGGCGTGAGTTGTATAGTTATCTAGCAGGAGATAAAGAAATACAAAATGTTACTGCTTCTGCACAATCTTCAGATTTGGCTGCTATCTATCAACAATTGTTTTTAGCAGTATCCTGGGAGCCATGTGCAATTACTTTAGAATTAGAATATACTGTCACCAACGATGGTCCTGGCACTAGGGACGCAATTATGAATCCGGATAATCCGAATTACGATCCTGTAGAAGAAATTCCTAATCCTGATTGGGATCCAGCAGATCCACTAAGTCCTGAGTTTATACCTAATCCGGATTATGATCCTGTCCCCTTTGAACTTTTAGATGCATCTACTGGAACTGTCAGCCCGAGCGGTAAAATTGTAGGGCCTTACGCACCATATAATCCTCCGCAATACACATATGATCAATGGCAACCTTCACTTTGGGCCGCGGGGTATAGAATTAAACCAAGTGAAGGTGAGTATATCCCACTAACTAATGACGGTGGAGGATATGGTAGGGGCGGCGCACCAGATCCAGCAGTCTTTATTAATTACACAACATTTAATTCAGACGGTTCAACTATTAAGATTACTGGTATAGGTAGAAATGATGCACAAACAGCCAGTAATGGTGGCGGAACATTTGGAAGAGTTCAAGGCGCAGAAATTTATGGTGGTGGTGCAGTTTATTTTGCTACAGGCATCGAAGGCGCAAATTGGCAAGGTGGTGCTGGGACACCATACCCGGGTAGTCCACCTGTCGGTTATGAAGATCCAGGTGGTATTTTTCCTAACTACCAAGATCCGTATCCAGGATACGGCGCTCCTGTTGCTAATACAGATGTTATTGCAGAACCTGAATATCCCCCAGTAGGCACTTATAATTGGAGACCTGCAACAGGGGGAACAAATTCAACTTACGGCTCTAGTTATAGTTATAACTCTGTTACTCAATATTATATTAATGCGGCTAATAGTGAAATCTCTCAAATTTCTAGTCAATCTTCGGCTGATATAAATCAAGTAAATATGATTTGGGAAATCATGGGAAAACAAATGAAGGTAGAACAACGTAGTAGATATAATGGATTAGGAAGGGTAGAAATTCCTAGAGACCCCTTTACATATTCCAATCAAGACCTGGTATCATTTGTAGATAGTATGCCTGATTATTCTGACTATAGGACAGGTCTTCAAGGTAGGGTTACTATAGAATTAATTATAGATAGAGTATGTAATGTTGGGCAAAACATCATGGCTCAAATGAGACAAGAAAGAAATGAAAAAACTCTTGCAAATTGCGGCATACCATTAAACAATAACATTCCAGATAGAACTCCTGCTTCAACGATACGTACACTAGTAACAAACGGAACAGTGCCTGGTGCATTAGAAGGAATTGTTATCGACAATATTGAATGGGTCAACCCGGGCTGGCCTCAAATTGATTTACCCGGTGGAGTCGTAACTACTGCTCCAGGAGTTGTAGATAACGGAGTTTTCTTAACTCCTATATCAGGGACAGGCCCCGGAGACTTTACTCCTTTAACTACCGATGTAGAATATCCAGTTATAGGACCAGTTATATCTGTTGGTCCTCCTGATACAGTTGTCAGTGGACCTGTCGATCCCAATGAAGGCGAGCCAACAACAAATATACCAGGCGGCGGCGGTGGCGGCGGTGGAACTAACTCAGGGGGAGGAACCCCGTCAGGTCCAAACACTCCATTTGTTCCCCCACAATCAGTTCAAAGTGCAATCGATAAAGTTATTCATTGTAACTGTGATTGTTGGGACTTGCTCGGCTAAAACTTTTTCTACCTACCCCTTGATTCGCATTAAATATTAGTATACAATATACTAAAGGAAACATATGAGTTATTATTTTACGAGTGAAAGTGTCTCAGAAGGACACCCAGATAAAGTTGCGGACGCAATCAGTGATGCAATACTTGATTCATTTATGCAACACAGAGACCCTAGTTTACGATGTGCGTGTGAAACTCTAGTAACTACAAATAAAGTAGTAGTTGCAGGAGAATATAAAGGAGCAATTGACAGTTTAGATGTTGAATATCTTGTACGTAGAGTTGTTAAAAATATTGGTTATGAGCAAGAAGGCTTCCATTGGAACAACTTAGACGTACAAAATTTACTACATGGACAGTCGCCTGATATTGCATTAGGTACAGATAATTTTGGAGCAGGTGATCAAGGTATTATGTTTGGTTATGCAACCAAAGACACAGAAAATTTTATGCCGGCCCCTCTTTTCTATTCACATAGAATTGTAGAAATGCTTTCATATGTAAGAAAGCAAGGAATTCTTCCTTGGCTAGGCCCTGACTCTAAATCACAAGTTACTGTAGAATACAATGACGATAACACAGTTAAACGTATCGATAAAGTAGTTTGTTCTACTCAGCATGTTGAACAGGTCGATATAGAGACTGTGAGGGCACAAATACAAGAAGTAATTCAAAAGACTTTGCCAGCAGAACTTTTAGATGAAAACACACAATATTTAATTAATCCAACAGGTAGATTTGTTGTAGGTGGACCAGATGGAGATACAGGAATCACAGGAAGAAAGATTATTGTTGACACATATGGTGGCATGGCCCCTCATGGTGGCGGAGCATTTTCAGGAAAAGATCCTTCTAAAGTAGATAGATCAGCGGCATACATGGCTCGTTATCTTGCAAAAAATATTGTAGCATCAGGTCAAGCAGATTGGGCTAACATTCAATTAAGTTATGCAATTGGCGTAGAACAACCTACAAGTGTTTATGTAGAAAGTGATAGAGATAGTAGAGATTTAACTAAATGGATTACAGATAACGTAGATTTATCACCTAAAGGTATTATTGATAGATTTAATTTATTCTCTCCTATATACGGAGCCACTACTAACTACGGACACTTTGGAAAAGAATATTTACCTTGGGAAAAACTCGACTTGTTCCCGGAAGAAAAGCCAAAGAAGAAAACAGTAAAGAATAAATAGAATTAGACAAAGGAGTCTAATTATGAATCAGACTATCAAAGCAGTATCAACGAGAGTTGGTACTCATGGCTTATAGTGATAAAGTATTAGATCATTACGAAAATCCTCGCAATGTAGGTAAAATGAATGATAACGACTCAGATGTGGGTACAGGCATGGTAGGTGCTCCCGCATGTGGAGACGTTATGAGATTGCAAATTAAAGTAAATGACGAAGGAGTTATTGAAGATGCTAAGTTTAAAACGTATGGGTGCGGGTCTGCAATTGCATCAAGTAGTCTCCTCACAGAATGGGTCAAAGGACAAACCCTCGAACAAGCAGAAACAATTAGAAATACTCAAATCGCGGAAGAACTCGCACTCCCCCCGGTCAAGATCCACTGTTCAGTTTTAGCAGAAGATGCAATCAAAGCCGCAGTCAACGATTACAGAAAGAAACAGCAGTAAGTCTCCATGTAAAGGCATATGCAATTTAGATTTTGAAACACATCAAGTATGTCAAGGTTGCGGGAGAACAATAGATGAAATTGCTAATTGGTCGATATATACTAACGAAGACAAAATGCTAATAAATGAAAAAGCAACCCAACGATTACAAGGATTTTAAAACAGAAATGGATATGACTCCCAAAGGATTCGGTTTACCAAAAAAACTTTGGAGACAACTTTTAAAGTATCGCAATAAAACAGTAGATAAATGTGCATCTGATGAAATGTTTAGTAAGATGCCATTCTATAATGCATATATGCAACTACATCCAGTTAGAGATTTTCAATACACATTCAATTCATGGGGATTTCGTGCTGATTACAACTATGAAGATTTAAATGTAGACGGTAAAAAAGCAAAAATCATACTAGCAATCGGTGATAGTTTTACTATGAATGTTGGTGGACCGTTAGAACATAGTTGGCCTAGTCAGTTACAAGAACGTTGTAATATCCCAATTCTTAATGGTGGAGTAGATGGTTTGGGTCCTGATTCTTATCATCTTATCGTAGACAAAATGAGAAAGTACTTTGATGTGCAACATACATTTTGTTTGTTTAATTTACATGGTGGAGCCTCAGCAGATCAACTAGCAGATGCTAATTCTACAGAACAAAAAATACATATCTTAAAAGAATACGAATGGCCAATTGGATCTGAAATCGCATTTATTCCACCTTGGTGCTGGAACCCTGATATGCGAAAAATTTTGCTATCACATTTTCCAGATGCATTTGATTATATGAGACAGATTCCATTAGTTTGGAAAGACATACCTTATGATGTCTTTATGTTAATGGCACAACAAGATTATCAAACATATTCTAATAGCAACTGGCCTTCATTAGATGCTATCTATACACAATTAGCAGGACACAATCATATGGATAACATGTTAAGTGATGTAGATAGACATTTCTTTATGAAACAACTTACTGAAAGATGCGGTGGGTATGCCTATCGTAACAGAGACTTTAGACATATGAGTGAACAAACAAACGGGTTTGTTGCTGATTATTTTTACGAGAAACTAGATCCAAAATTTATAAAACTTAGATAGTTAATAAGGGGACATATCTAATGAGTGCAAGACGTAGGTTTACGAATCGGGTGCGATCCAACCAACAACGGAATCGTAGAATTCAGTTTTCTAATCAGAAAAAGAAAGTTAAAATTGAAGTAAAATCTAGTCAGTAACTAATTTTATTACTTTGTTTAATCTTCCTGCTTTCATCATTTTATGAAAGTCTTTCCATAATCTTTTTACCATATTAAGCAATCCTCTCTACATTTGTAAATCTACAAGTACGGAAGCCTTCTCTATGATATAGTTTAAATTCATTACTGAATTCGTCCTGAAACCCTACTTTATATCTTGCTGAATAATTGCAATGTCTAGGTTTTACTATATCACCTTTAAGGTAACTGTCATCTTTCATGTGAAAGTATATTGAATTATCTTTGGTAAAAATGATTTGTTGTACTTCATCTTTTTTGATAACAATTTTTTCTTTGGTTTCATCAGTTGCATATGAAGGTACTGACAGACCAAATAATAGTGCTAAAGTTAATGTATATTTCATGTGTTCCCCTTATTACAGTTGTGTAACAGTTTTGTTACAAATTTGTTACATATAAGTATATATGCCTTTTGGCGCCAAAAAAATATTTTTATACTCAAATTTCATGTTAAATACTACACAATTATATTACTACAGGAGGAATAAATTGAAAACAGTAGGCGATAAATTTCCAGCATTTTCACTGCAAGGAATAAATGAAAACAATGAGTTTGTACAAGTTAACGTAGACGAAGGTTATACCCCGCACAAAAAAGATTGGTCTGTGGTATATTTTTATCCAAAAGATTTTACATTTATTTGTCCAACTGAAATTGCAGGTATGGACGTGTTAGCAGAACACGCAAATGTTATCGGTATCTCTGGAGACAATGAATTCTGTAAACTGGCTTGGAAAAAGGATAATGAATTAATAGGAAATATTAATCATTGTTTGGCTGCCGATTGTGGTCTTGGATTATCACATGAATTGGGTATTGTAAATGAAGAAGCAGGTGTTGCATATCGTGCAACGTTTATCTTTGATAAAGATAGAACTATTCAACACGTATCTATCAACGCATTAGATACAGGAAGAAACGCACAAGAAATCCTACGAACTTTAAAAGCATTACAAGCAGGTGGATTGACCGGTTGTGCTTGGGACGAAGGCGACGAATTACTAGGCTAAAATAAATCGGAAGATTGGCAGAGTGGTTGAATGCACTGGTCTTGAAAACCAGCATACGAGAGATCGTATCGAAGGTTCGAATCCTTCATCTTCCGCCATTACTTTTTACCGATTAACATAAATCGGTTATAACTAGAACTTCCATAATCAAAATGTTTTGTTTCTGAATATAAAAGTTCTGACATTGGAAATCTTTCTTGTAATGACCCAATACTAGTACACGGATTCGATACAAGCCAAGGTTTTTTATGTTCTGTAACATCACTGGACTGAATACATACTAATGCATTTGGGTCAACATTATTAAACCAATCGTCTTTCATATGCTCTACACTACAGTTAATTACTACATTATGTCCTTGTAAATTGTAGGTATCTGCGTTTGCACATGTATTTCTAATCTGTGAATCTGTGCCTAACATAAAGCCCTGACATAGCATATCAGCGCCTCTAATCGCCTCTGAGTCAATATCTATGCCTAAGATGTGTTGATACTTGTTTTTATTACGAGTTAAAAGCATAAAACCTAATAAATTATACCAGCACCCGGGCACTGCAACTACAGCATCTTTTGGTATATACGGTTCGATAGTTTCACACAACCAAAGTTTAGATTGTGTTTGACCATGTGAAAAAGATAATGGATCCATAATACTATTTAATGGGTAAAAAAACCGTTGACAAAAAATAATGATGCTGATATAATGACTACTAAATAAATGAACAAATGCTCCAGTAACTCAGTTGGTAGAGTAACTGATTTGTAATCAGTAGGTCGGCGGTTCGAATCCGTCCTGGAGCTCCATATTTTAGAGGGAAAGTTTGAACCTTAAAGAGAAGATTAATGATAGAATGGATCAATTGCAAGCCTGGATGGAGAGCAATTATCATTTAAATCATGCAGAAGAAGTCTACGAACACACTCTTAATATCAGTAAGTTTTGGTCTGTTTTGACAGAAGAAGACAGAGAATATATACAGTGTGCCCAAGATGCCATCGAAGAATCTACTCCATGGGGAGATCCAAATAAATGAAAGGGGGCCGTAGTTCAGTTGGGAGAACGTCTGGTTTGCAACCAGAAGGTCGGCGGTTCGACCCCGCCCGGCTCCACCAGTGTTCAAAAAGTTTTGCCCGAGTGGTGGAATTGGTAGACACAAGGGACTTAAAATCCCTCGACCTTACGGTCATGCCGGTTCAAGTCCGGCCTCGGGTACCAATCACATGTTAAAAGAAAAAGTAATACAAGTCAATCATTGGTCTGATCGCACATTTAGTTTTAGAACAACTAGAAGTGAATCGTTCAGATTTAACTCAGGTGAGTTTGCAATGATTGGACAAAAAGTAGACGGTAAAAATGTATTACGTGCTTATAGTATTGTTAGTCCTGATTGGGCTGAATATTTAGAATTTCTAAGTATTAAAAATGTAGGGCCTTTAACTAATCAACTTAGTACAGTAGAAGAAGGCGCAGAAGTATTGTTGCTTCCAAAATGCACTGGAACATTGCGTGATACTTTTCTTACTGAAGGTGGTAAAAGATTAGTATTGTTGGCAACAGGAACAGGTCTTGCCCCTTTCATGTCAACTATAAGAGATATTAATTTAATAGAAGCCTATGATAAAATTCATTTAGTTCATAGTGTAAGACACAGAGACGATCTTGCTTACAATGATGAATTATTGTCTACGTTTGCAGACGAACCTGATTTAAATGAGTTGTTAAAAGATAAACTAGAGTACACTTCACTAGTTACAGGCGAAGGAGATCAACGTATAGATGCAAGATTTATACAAGCAGATGATCGGGTAATGGCATGTGGTAATTTACAGTTTAATTATGATGTCGTTGAATGGTGTAAAGCATTAGGCATGACTGAAGGATCAAATAGAGAACCTGGCCAGTTCGTTATTGAAAAAGCATTCGTGGATCAATAGCCAATAAAAAGCAGACCGAAGTCTGCTTTTTAATATTCTAAATTTACTCTTTTGTAAATAAATGAATTAATATGATTGCTACTAATAGTCCAACTAGTCCGGATTCACCGAGAGTGTTAACTAAGTTTAGCAATCCGCCGACAACATCGACACCCATTAGGTCACCGAATAGAATGCCTGCTAAAACACCAAGACCTAATAGGCCCATAAAGATGCTTGTTAGTCCTTTGACCAAGTCATTGACTATTGCTATTACATTATTCATATTGAGTCCTCCTCAAATATTTTGCATTATTGCATTTCCTCACTAATATTTAGTGGATTTAAGGATGTTTATAAAGAAGTATACTTAAATCCTTGGATTTTCAAGGAAAAAACGGGTAAAAATGTTTATAATTTCTTAATAACCCACATTTTTGACTCTGCTGTTGCATTATTATCAGGTAATACAACAAATGGTTCTGTAACTTCATCAACAATAATTTTATTATCTTTTTCTAGTTGTAATATCTTATCAGCAAATCCATATGATTCATAAATGTTTTCTCCAATAGAACAAATTAAATGTCCACCTGGCTTGAGTATTCTAAACACTTCATCTAATATCGGCGCTCTCATATGTCCTCTGCAAAAAAAGCCAGTACACATAATTGCATCAATACTATTTGAATCGATTACGTCTATTGGCTTTGTCAAGTCTGCTTCGGTTAATGTTTGATATATCTTTTTCTTTTCTGCTTGTGATAACATACTAGTAGAATAATCTATACCATGTAAATCAGTATATCCTTCTTCATGTAGAGTTTTTCCTACGTAGCCTGAGCCACAAGCCAAGTCTAAAATTTTAGCAGTTTTGTAAACCCACTTAGAAAAAAGTTCTTTTATATACCTATTATATGCATATCCATATTCGACCATTTCATCGTCATAACATTTAGACCAGCCGACATATAGATTTTTTAATTTTGAGTTGTCGGTTTCCTCATAGGTAACCTTCAACCAATTGATTTTATCTTCCATTTTATCTCCTATAGATAATTAGTTAATTGCCAGTCGACACCTGACACATTTATTTATAGAGTACATGGAGAGTTTAAAATTTTTGTAAATGTTGCTGTTTATTAGTATAATACTATTTTAAACACCGTTTTTTGACTAAATAATAACACGGAAAAGCATTTATGCTATTTCGTAAGGAAAAATCTAATGGAGGAAACAATATGGATTTTCAAACAATACTAGCAATTGCTATCATAGCAGGTATAGTCTTTTTTGTAGTTAAGAAACGTGGCGACAGCAAAAAATCTTCAGGTGGTGGCACCGGAGGTTCTGGCGGCGGTTCTATCTCAAAAAGGGCACAACGCAAATAAGAATTAACCCACCTTATAATAATAACAATTGCAATTAAAGCAAAGGAGAAATATATGTTAAACAGCATTAAGGGTCTTTTATCGGCCCATTTCGATAACGTAATCAAATTAGTGGTAGCACTATCACTTGTTTGTATTGCATCAGGAGTCAACGCCGCCCCTACAGTAGGCGGATCAGTTGGCGTATCATCAGACTATCTTATGCGAGGGCAATCCATGCACATAGGTAACCATCAATTATCTGCTAGTTTAGACGCAGAGTGGTTAGGTATGTACGGATCTGTTTGGGCATCAGAAGTAGACGCAGGCGATGGCAAAGCCACGCATGAAATCGATACAGTCATCGGTCTTAAAAAAGACTGGGAACATATCGGCTTCAATGTAGCCTACATTGATTATGCTTATAGAGGCGACTCAAGTAGAGACTTTGAAGAAATTATGCTGTCTGCAACCTTAGCAGGTATCACAGTGTCGCATTACATGGGACAAGATGATGCACAAGACTATACATCATTTTCAACAGGACTTTTAAAAGTCGTTGATCTGACATATGGTGATAGAGAAGGTTTCGGTACTCACTGGACAATTTCAAAAGATTTTGAATTTATGAAAGGTCACGTAACCGTGGGATGGTCAGAGTTTTCAGCAGATGACAACTCACATCACGTTGATGAAGATAATTTATATATGAGTTACGTATACAAATTCTAAATCAATAAAAGCAACAAGGCGCCTTTCATTTGATTGGCGCCTTTTTTTATGGATAAAATATACTTTTGTTATTCCAGGCATAAATAGAGTCGAAACATTTATAACCACACGTTATAAAGTTTTATAAGACACATGAATAAAGGGAATGACACACATGCATAGACATTATAAGATAAAAGATAGATTAGAACTTCTAACACTCGTCTCTATTTTCCTTCTGTCGATCATGGCCGTTAGTCCCTCATAAACACACAGAGGGAACAAGATGTTAAACACAGTTAGATTTAGTTTTTACGCAATGTTGATGGTGTCACTTCACGTATTAGACAGTGGAGCCGGCATACATTCAACACTACGTCAAATAAAAGATTTACAACACTACAGACATACAGGAGTATTATGAATACTATTAAATTAGTAATTGACAAATCAGGCATTTTTAAAAAAGTTGATCAAAAAGTAGAAGTATTATGTTATGCAATGCTTTGGGGATCGATGTTTGTATGCATGTCACAACTAGCATACATGTAAGGAATAATATGAAGAAGTTAAAAGCAATCATTTTTAAATATTGGATTCAGCCATGGCACCCAGCATAAAAAACGCAACACCAAAACAACAAAAAGAATGGCTAGAAACTGACTTCTTTATGAAAGGCGATTTTAGTGTAATGAAATTATTTGTAGTTGTACCTGCTATTATTCAAATAATGTGTCTAGGTATGATGGGTGCAGTAATGTATCTAAATTCGTTTCTTTTTTAATGTTAAAAAATGCTTTAAAGGCTTTTGCAGGCCTGGGTAAACCGAGTGGACCAATTGAACCAACTGCTTCAAATATTTTGTTATTTGCATTCCTCCTTGCATCATTATTTTTAGGAACAGTTGCGATTTGTCTACTCGGCTTCTATCTTTTTTAGGTTTTCTTTATATAGACTAGAAAATACATTGTTTATTTTAGTTCGATCAAAAACTCTTATTGCTTTACTATTCATTTGATTATTGGCATTTATTTCCCAATCAAAATTAAATTCTTCTCCTGTTAATATAAATCCTGCATATGCGTATGACATCCATGCTTTTCTATTAGGATAACTCCAAACACCAATTGCGTTTTCAAAATATCCCTGTGAGATTGTTTTAAGTAATAATTTTATTCCTATACCACATCCTCTATATTTTTCTTCAACATATAAACCTCGTGACCGATATAACTCATACAAAGTCATATGACCTGAGTTAACACCGACTAATGTATCATTATCAAATGCTCCCCAAAAGGTAGGTGTAAAATTTTGATTTTGTAAATCATATGTATCAATTTCTATTAGTTTATAATCGTCTGTGTTATCATCAAACGCAAGACTTTTTGGACATGTCATTGCACTTGTTGGTTCAATAGACATGTTTGGCATATGCATTTTCCACATGTCTCGGATTTGTTCCCATGTGATCTTTTTAATAGTAATCATGTTGGAAAGTCTATACTCCACATCGATTTTTCAGGAGAGCCGGGTAAATATAAATCATCTTTATGTGCCCATCTGACTGTAAATGCTAAACGAGGTTTTTTATCTTTGCTCATGTTAGAGTTAACACCATGCACTGCACAATTACCGTTAATTGATATTGCTTCATTTTGTTTAGGTTCATAAATATAACCACTCAAAGAATATAATTCTCCACCGCAGTCTCGTACATGATCATGTAGATAAAATGTCAATGATCTTGCCCTAGCAGTTTTGCATGTCGGAGTATTAAAAAATTGATCAGCCATGTCAACGTGAGTATGAAGATAACTTTGATATGGTAAATAATTAAGATGTAATCTATGCGGTACCCAATTTTGATCAATAGGTTCTTTATCTTTGAAGTAATTTATATGATGATAAAATATAGGATGAATAGAATTTTTTAGTGTGTCCCAACTCCAGTCAACAACTGTGTCGGATGTTTGATTCCACCAGCCTTTTTCAGCAGTTAAATCGTATATTACTTCTTGTTCTCTTGTGTTTTGTTTGTGTGATATAATATGATGACGTTTATCATTGTGAGTAAATGATGTTCTATGAGTCAAATATGTAAGTTTATTCGGTCTGTCTAAGTGCGATTGAACTGTGTCTTTTAATAATTTATAATAATTTTTATCATACACATTAGAATATTTGTACACATGCAACGGCTGAGTCATGTCTGACCAATGCTTGTTGGGCTTGTCTTCTTTGTATTCGGTAACGTCCATAAAGATATTTATGACGTTTAGGTTTGATTAATTATTAACTTTAAACCATTGTCCTGGATCATCAAACTTCATAAAGTATTTAAAATCATACTTTGGTTTGCTTTTCCAATCATAAGGATTATCATATCTGTTTTCTAAAATGTATGTTTTGCCATCTACAGCAACACCACAAACTAAATGATCTTCGCCTGTTTCAGTTACACAGTATATTACAGAAACGTCTGACTTGTCAATACCTTCTTTGATTAATAGTTCTGCACATGTGTTGGCAAACCCATCACAATCATCACTAAAGTCTTCGCCTGCTAATACTTTATCAGCATGACTAGTCCAATGTTCGGCTTGCATGTATTGTTTATCATCGTGTAGATAAGTAAATTTACTTTCGACTAATGCATGAACTTTATCTGCGATTTCCTTACTCATCTACTTCTTCCTTTTTACAAAGAGTCGATTCAGGTTCACGTTCACACATTTCTTTTTGTCCTTTAAGGACGATGTTGACAGGTTCTCCTGTCATTTCTGTTGGTCCTGTTTCTTCAACAGTTGTGGCGCAACTTACTAAAAAGCAAATTGCAAATAGACTAATTAGCCTTTGTATTCTTCTTTCCATAATGTCCATGCACCGTATGCGATAGCGGCATAAGCAACTAGTGTTGCAATACCTTTAAACATTAAGAAACATACGCCTGCGGTAATTAATGCGGCTCCGTCCCAAGATGTTCTTTCTTTTAATCTAGCACTTACCCAGCCTTTAGCAAAACTGAAAATTGATTTAATTTTATCCATGATATTATCCTTTTATTTTAATGAAGCACCCCAATTCGCAAAGAAACTGATGCTGTTAACATCTGTCAATGCTAGGGTAACGTCTGCTTCTAATGAATCATATGCTTCTTGGTCGCTCCATGAGTTTGAATGGAAGTAAAAAAGTGTAGTAGATTTAATTGTAGTTCTACTTGATTTTGCTATGCCCACAAACTCAACCATTTCTAATGCTGTGTCTGCGGGTAATAAGATACCTGTTGCAGTTTTAATTTCAATTATACCTGTCGCAGGATCTAAAACTAGATATTCACTATACTTTTCTTTAATATCTTCTTTTAAAAACTCAATAGAATATGTAAATTCATCATTTGGATATAATTTTTTCCATTTTGACAAATCTATGTTTGAGTTTAAATCAACTACAATAGCATCACCGTCTAGTGAGTTTGCAACACCTATATATGATACCATGTCTGCGTCTTTGTAGTTAACAAGTGGATCAGCAGTAAAAACGTATGCTAATTTATTTTGTTCTTCTGTAAATGTTGTATCTTCAAACAAGAGTGCGTTAGGAGTTGCAGTATCTAAAATCATACTTTTCATTTCAGTTGCTGTAACCATATCTTCATTCATTGAACCGATAACACCTGCGATACCTGCGACTAATGGAGCCGCAAATGATGTACCAGATGTGATACCGTATGGTTGACTTGAACCAACGCAGTGTGCTACCATTACTGATTCGCCCGGAGCAAATAAATCTAATGATAAACCTGCACCTGATGTGAGCCCTTCATCACTAGGTGAAATATTGTTGAAACCTGCCGGGATATCATACTTATCAGTTGCACCGATTGTTAAACAATCATCAATACCCGCCGGAGTAACTAACTCAACGTCAATACCGCTGTTACCGGCTGCCGCAACAACTGTCACACCTGCTGACATTAGTGATTGAAATTTAGCATCTAAGTATGCTGAACGAGCAACACCCCAAGACACATTTAAGATACGTGTTTTGTTTGGATTTGCTACTACTTCTGCTTCTAATGCATCTAATGCTTTACCTAACTGTAAAATTGATGCTTGTTTGCTTACGCCCGGGTCTATTAAGTTGCCGTTTTCGTCTGTTTCGTTTCCTGCAATTTTGATAACTCTAAGTTTTACGTTATCTGAAATACCTAAGTTGGTACCGACTGCCATTGATGCTACAGCAGTACCGTGACCCTTCTGATCACCTGCTTCCCATATACCGTCTAAGCACCAAAATGTATCAATCTCTAAATCTGTACCCTGAAATTCAGCATGAGTAGAATCAATCCCTGTATCCATAATATAAAGTTCAGGTTTGCTTAAAAAATTTGAGTCATGCATTGAGTATGAAGTAACTAGTGGACGATATGTTGATGCAACTCTAATGCGAGCCCATTGTCCTTCAGCACTATTTGGATTGATATCTGTATCTGTTGAATTCATTTGAGATACAGTACTTGTACCTAAGAATTCTACAGGAGAATCTGAAGGATCAATTCCTTCAACTGCCTCTCCTAATGCTAAACCTTTAGTTGACTTAACTCTAAAGAATCCTTTACCTAAATCTTCTTCGACGGTTGTTCCTTCACATGCTTCGATTGCGGCTTTATCGCCTTTAACAATAAATTCACGTTCATCTTCGTCTTTTTGTTCTAGTGAACATGATTGATCTTTTATTGCATCTTCTGCTAGATGCCACTCTATGTCGAGTGTATCGCCTTCAGGGGCAGACAGTTTCCACTTATCAGCAAATGCCTTAGCATTTACATCACTGTCAAATGTGACTTTTAATTTACTCATGTGTTTGGGCTCCAAAATTTGTGTGCATAACTATATTGTATTTATCATTAATCGCAGATACACAAGGATAAGCACAATATTTTTACAGTACTATTTATCGATTAAATATCATTATGTCTTTCAAAGTGCATTTAATACATGATTTATACTATGGTTTTAATGAACCTACTGATCCTGCTGATTTAGAGTTGCCTGAATGTGATTTAGTCATTCTTAATGGTAATATAGCAGAAAACGGCAAACGTAGTATATTCTATGCATTTGAACTTGCAACGGTGTATCCTAACATACAGTTTGTGTATAATGACGGATATATAGAAAGATATCGATTTACATCGGATAAATGGGAATACGAATATGAAAATAGTATATCTACACGCATTCAGCAAAAAGAATGGCCTAAAAACTTACATTGGAAAGATCCTAGGTCACCACAAGGCTTAGAAATTTTATTGCAAACAGGTCAAACTATATCTGTTTGGTGTGCATTTGGTTTCCCCAATATCGTAAAATGTAACATTGATTGGGAAGACACTTGGTTCTATCGTAATATAAGTCAAGGACAAATTCCAGTATATAATTTAGACTCAGATATTCTTCCCGGCACAGATTTAAAACTTTTTGGAGATATGGATAAGTGGGCTAGTAAAGAATTTATAGAACAAAAGTACACAGAACAACTCGACATGATTAGAGATTGGGAAACTAAACAAATAGCAAACAAACATTATGGTATATTAGTAACCCATCTTAGTCCATACAAGGATACTAGATTAGAAGGCCTATCATACACAGGCTACAACATACATTTACATAATCGTATATGGGCTACTACTCATATAAAAGAAAAAGTAAATTACGTAGGCGCAGATTTAGTAAGTAATCCAGGACGAGGATCAGGGCCTAGAGGGAAAGTGTTTGAAGTAGATAGAATCTAAAAATACCTTTTGATCTTTAGGCACATCAATTTCATAGTCATTATTATCTACTTTAATTCCGGGTAGTTTACTTAAAGGGTGTCTAAATTGTTTTTCAAATGCCCAACCGTCTCCGGTTTTTTCTTCAAATAATTCTTTAACTTTTTCAAATCCTGTATACTTAGTTGGCTGTTGCATAATATCAAACCCTACACGTTTGTAACCGATTATTTTTTGTTCATATTTAAGGTGACGTAATCTTTGATATTCTTCCCAGTCTGTAAAATTATCAGGAAGTTTTTCCCATATTTGAGGAGTAGATACTGCTAATGCTAGTGCTAGTTCAGGACTGAACGATAAAAAACTACCTTGCACTGCTATCTGAAATTTATCATGGCATGTTACCCAATGCATTTGATTTTTTTCTAAATTTTTACCATAGCCTGTTAAGTTCTTGTCTGGAGCATTACCACCAAAGCATACACCAGTATATCCCATATGTGTTAATACTTCTATAAATCTATAATGCGTATTAAACTGAGGACTAAATCCACCATAATGTTCAGTCATTGATACATTATCTCTAGTTAAAAACGAAACAATATCAAACTCTATTTCTCTATATGGTATGTCAAAAGTATGACAATATGCTTTGGCATGATCAACATCATGTTTATTTAAATCATCGTTGTACTTAAATATAACAACA